TAAGACCTTTAATGCAAAATATTTAGTAATCTCAGATTTACAAGTTCCATTTCAATTTAATGAAGCGATCCGTAATCTAAAAAAATTGGTTAATACTTTTAAGTTTGATTTAGTATTAAATACTGGTGATGAAATGGATTTTAATACCATCAGCAGATTTAGTGAAGGCAGGGCTGAATCATTTATGCAAACATTAGATGATGATCGTATTACTTGCCAAAATATTTTGTATGATCTAAAAACTGATGTGGTATCAAGATCTAATCATTCCGATAGGTTGTATAAATCCTTACAACGCATCCCAGGGCTTATGGGATTGCCTGAGCTTCAATATGCAAAGTTTATGGCATTTGATGATCTAGGCATCCATTACGCCAAACAGCCTTTCGCCATACCTGGTACAGGATTTGTTCTTTGTCATGGGGATGAAGGCACAATATCCAGGGCAGGCGGGGGTACGGCGTTGAATATCGCTAAAAGGTGGGGTCGCTCAACCATTACTGGGCATACTCATAGGATGGGCTACCAATGCCATTCAGAAGCCTTTAACGGCCGTTTAGAGCGGGTTTTAGTGGCAGTTGAGTGTGGTCATACCTGCGACATGAAAAAGATGGCTTATTTGGGCATTAAAGGCTACGCAAACTGGCAAGCCGGGGCAGTGATCATACATGTTAAGCGTGGCAATGTAAGCGTGGAGATGATTCCCTTCAACGCTGATGGGTCATTCACCGCTATGGGCAAGGCCTTTGGTTAGACACACCCTGGGGTAATTGCAATTGTCAGCCCCATAGTGTTTAATTGCTTTTACAAACGCAATTGACCGGAAGGGGTTAATTATGAAAGCTACAAAAGATCAAGTATGTAATTGTAATCAATATTGTTTAGACACAATCTGCATTTCAAGTGATAGCAATTTACGCGTGCGTAAATGTTGGTGTGCTGATTGCAAAATTGTGCGTAAAGAAATTAAGGCTAACGCATACAAGATGATTATGGTGAACGCATGATTATAGTTATTGAAAGCGTTTTACAAACTAAGATTGATTTTAGATATGTAAAAGATGAAGATAATTATGTTGCATCAACATCAAATGTATTAGGTGAATTTTCATCTTATGGTAAAACACCGGATGATGCAGTGCGTAGATTAAAATCTAAATTGTTTGGTTTATTGGCTGAGTATGTACACAACCAAAAGGTGAACCACTAATGATAAAAAAACATAGAGTTGGTGTATGGGTTACCATCAAAGTTGTGGCTGATGTATTAGAAGTTTCAGACCCAAAACAAGTTATGAATACAACATTGCAAAATTTGTTTAAGGATAATGAAGTTCTTATTGATCCTGAATTTACAGCAGTTGTGCCACAACAATTTGATTTATATGCTGATAATTTAGGTAAATCTATTTATTCTAAAAAGTTAAAGCCAAAGGATTATATGCACCTGGTTTTTGGTGGTGCTAAATGAACGCTTTAGCTTATGTGGAAAAGGGTTGGTTTGTAATGCCTTTAAAACCACAATCCAAAGAGCCATGTAAGTTCTTACGACATGGTTATCTTGATGCCAGTAATAAAAAATCTTTGGTGCAAAAGTGGTTTAAGAATGATCCTGATTTGAACATAGGCCTGGCCATTGTGCAATCAAATTTAGTCGTGCTGGATTTTGATATACGCAACATATCTTCAAGAACTTTATGGGAACAGTACCGCCGGTTGTGCGTTACATCTAATACCCATACAGTTAAAACGGATAATGGTTTTCACTTCTATTATCGGGCAGATAAAAGCAAGCAATTTAAAGGCAAGTTAATACCTGGTATAGATATTAAACATAAGGGTTATGTGGTGTTACCACCATCTATACATCCAAATGGTTCTACCTATCAAGTAATAAATGATGTTGATCCGGTGGAATTGCCGGCTGAGTTAGAAAAGGTGATGTGTTGGAATTAGTTAAATACGATAAACAATCAGGTGCTTATGTTGATGAAAAGCGTAAGCATTTTGTAAAGGCTTCTTTAATCAGGCAACACGCTAGAAAAGCAATTGGCGCAAACCAGGTTAGAGGAAGGCTATCAGCCAAAATGGTTGAAGCTTATTGGTTAGACAAGTTCAAGGAAGCGGTGAAATATGAACTATGAAATATACGGTTGGTTAATGGTAATAATCCTATTTACCTTAGTTGCACTGTTATTAGTTGCAACCTGGATTATTGCAGTTGAAAATGGCTACGATAAAGGTTTTAAGAGTGGCTACAAACGCGGCAGTGCCGATACAAGACAAGCAAATGTGAAGGTACAAAAATATACAGTAAGTAATTATCCGACAACTAATCATCCAGCATTGCGTACAAAGCAATTACAGGAAGATAATGATTACTTAATGGAAAAGGTTGTTAGCCTTTGGGACAGGGAAAATAACTAATGAACATGAATGATTATGTTGATGTGGCTGAGCGCATTGCTCAACTTAAAGAGTTATATCCGGAAGCATCATTGCAACCATATAACCCAAATAAACCTTATGAGATCGTACAAGTAGCAGATAAGACTTATATTGTTTATACAGCCGCTTGTTACCGTGATCCACATGATGTAAGGCCTGGTGTTGCATGTGCCTGGGAACAAATCCCAGGTAAAGGCATGACAGCCGGATCTGAACTTATGATATGTGAAACTTCTGCATGGGGTAGAGCCATAGTTGCGGCTATGAAAACTGCAACCAAAAGAGTTGCATCAAAGCAAGAAGTGATTGCAGCCAAAAATAGGCAGACCTGGGCAGTTACACCAACAGAAGCTTTAGATTCTGAATTGCTATCTAGGACACCTGAACCAACACCCATGCCAAAGGCTATCTATGGGCAACCTGGTAGTAAATCAGCATTGATGGAAAGAATTATGCGCCATCAATTTGAAGAAGAAAAAAAGCCTGATGTAGATCCAACACCAATGAGTTTGGATCAGGTAGTTGATGCAGTTGCATCAGATATACCGGCAGTTCAATATTGCGATCACGGCCAAATGATTCTTAAACAGGGCATTGCAAAGGGTCGTGGCACACCGTACTACGGTTACACCTGCCCCAAAGGTTGCCAGGCTAGATGGGCAACTTTAAGCAAAGATGGAAAGTGGTATTTCAAAGAGCAGGTAACTAATGGGTGAGTTAGAAATTATTAGACCTGATGGCCTTAAATCTACATTTACTGATAGTGGTGTGGTGAATGAGTTTGTACCTGATCACTTGCGTTGCGTATGGTGTGATGATCCCAGGATCTTGTCAGATGGTACTTGTTCTAGATGTATGGCGATAACCAATGGGTAAATTTAATTATCATAAAGCAATGTTACAAGGTCATGGCTATAACCTTTATGTGGCTGATCTTTTGACCAGTTTTGGAATACCAGGGGTAGAAGTACCTGAATTTACAATGGCTAGTAATTTAATGGAGATACAAGATAAAACCAAAAATGAGAAGGATATAATTGTTGATGGGCTTGTATTAGAAGTTAAAAGTAGCAGTAGAAGCTTTAGGGATGTTGATGATTTTCCACATAATCCACTAATTGTAGATACGGTTAGTGGGTTTGATAGCAAGATGGTCAAACCCTTTGCCTATGTGATAATTAGTCAAACTACGCATCACCTGTTTGCCATACCGGTTAGCACAAAGCCTAAATGGACAATAAGAACTTATTATGATGCAGATAGGGATCACGAAGATAAGTTTTATATGGTTCAAAAGCGTGAGTGTAGGCCATTTTTAGAGATGGTTGATGTGTTATTGGAAAGAGCGCATGAGCGAACCAATCAGATGCAATAAGTGTGGGGCATGGATTATGCAGAATGATCCGTGCCTTACCTGCCAAATGTTAGATAAAGCTAAACACGCCGCATATTGAGAGTTACATCTTAGGGAGAATGTATGTTATCTTTACGCCGCTTTGTGGGGGCTTACACTGAAGGCCGGTTATACCAGGTGTCAGACTTCCTTACCTACCTAAATTTAATTTGGGGGGGTAGGGGGGGCTTTCCTAAAAATCCAGTTACCCAGGTATCTAAT